TTAGGGGGTATAGAAATTATATAGGGTATACTATATATATTAAGATTAATCTATCCTACCCTCAGACTCCCCTACACCTAACTTTATCTTACAGACCTTAGTTCCTATACTTATACTACATATAGACTCTTATAGATATTATAGTATACATATAGTATAGATTATCCCCCCTCTTTAAGGGGACATTTAAACTTAGTAGGGCTACTGGAAGTTATGTGTCTATAGTAGTTAATTTAAAAAATATAAGGATAATTTAAACGTCTCCTTAAAGTAAATTTAGTTGAGGACACAGCTATGACAGATAAGAAACAACTTCTAAAGCTATTAGAAGAAAAGCAAAAGCGGCAGAAGTTAAAGACTTATGAGCATGACTTCACGTCTTTTGCTAAAGATAATATTAAGATTATTACTAAGGATGCTAGAGCTGGCTTTGTTGATTTTGATTTTAATGCATGTCAAAATGAAATTACTAAAGCCCTTGATAAGCAGCTTGCTGAAACCGGGAAGGTTCGCGCTATTATCTTGAAAGCTCGGCAACAGGGCATATCAACCTACTGTGCTGGTCGAGTATTCTGGAAGACATACTTTACACCCCATGCACGTTCTGTTGTTATGGCGCATGACAGTGCGACTTCAGATGCCCTGTTTAATATGAGCAGGAATATTATTAGGAATATGAATCCTGCGTATAGACCTAATGAGGTAAAGTCAAATGCTAAAGAGATTGTTATCTCGGCTCCGCATTTCCCTAAGGATGCATATGGTGAAAGGCCAGTTGGTTCTTATAGACTGTATACAGCCGGATCACCAGAAGCGGGACGTGGAACTACACCAACTATTGCACATCTCTCAGAGGTCGCTTTCTGGACGCATGATGAGAAGATATTGGCGGGTTTGTTTCAGGGTATCTCTGAGGCTCCAGGCACAGAAGTTATTATTGAGTCAACAGCTAACGGAGCTCAAGGTGAGTTCTATAGATTGTGGAAGGGTGCTGTAGCAGGCGAGAATGAATACCTTCCTTTGTTTCTTCCATGGTTCTCAACCCCAGAATACTGGAGAGAACCACCGGAAAACTTTGAACGATCTTCGGAAGAGGATCTACTGGTAGAACAGTTTGACCTAAATGATGGTCAACTCTACTGGCGTCGGTTGAAGATTGCTGAAGGTGGGGAACTTAAATTCCGCCAGGAATACCCAGCAACTCCCGATGAAGCTTTTATTACTGCAGGTTCTTCTGTGTTTGATCCGGAGAAGACGGCTAGACTAGTACCTGTAGAACCAGATAGAAGAATGAATTTTGATTTTATGTCGTCATCTTGGGAACCTTCTAAGGAAGGAAACCTCCATTTATGGGGTTACCCGGATTGGGATAGTAATTATATTGTTGCTGCTGACGTAGCCCTAGGGGTTGGTCAAGATTATTCGACTGCAGTAGTTTTAGATATAAATAGAAAAGTAATTGCTTTGTATCGTGATAACCGAATAGATCCTAGTAAGTTTGGTGATCTTCTGTTTTATCTTGGTAGATACTTTAATAATGCGTTGCTAATCGTTGAGAGTAATTCTATGGGCGTCGCCACGCTATCTCGATTATCTCAAATGAATTATGTGAATCTATATAAGCAAACAAAGATCTCTTCAATTTCAAAAGAAGAAGGTCAGGTGCCTGGGTTCAGAACAACACAGGTAACAAAGCCACATATTATTGGTAACTTAAAGAATGCAGTTGAAAACGACGATATTTGGATTGCATCAAAAGTAATGATACAAGAATTAAAAGATTATATTAGTACAGACTCAGGTCGTACAGAGGCAGCACCTGGTTGTCATGATGATACAGTAATGGCTACAGCTATTGCACTCGAAGCACTACGTACACATTATGATAAACTAACAATGAACAAAGTGCCATGGTCACAGCGCGCTTCTACGTTTTCGTATGAAGATGAAACTGCATGGTTCTAGAGTTCCCGTGTCCTCACTACCCCGGCGGAGGTAGGGGAAGCATCCGCCAACTTATTCAAGGATAGATACATGGACCAAAACAAAAAGATAATAATTCCTTATCCAGCTGGACCACGTTATAAGAAAAGAAATAAACACTATAAAACTCCAGTTAAGAAAATAGGGGAACTAGACCATGGGTACTTTCAATCGGTTATTAAGCGCAACATTTCATCCACCTCGTAAGTGGGTATTAGTAGAAGATCTATCGTATCAGTGCGATCAATTAACTACTGAAGAAACCGCAGTGCTTAAAACTGTTGGTGTTGTTATTACAGATGAAGGTACTGTTACTGTACCGATTGAATTTGAAACAGATATGGCATCTGTACCTAGGGCTTGCTGGGCATTTATTGCACCATTTGATGTAGCTCGGGCAGCTGTTATTCACGATCTGTTATACAAAACAATCCGACAGTATCGTTGGAAAAAACGATCTTATCTACTTAATAGTGAAGATCCTACTAAAATTAAAGCTGCTAAGGCTGCTGCTGATAAAATCTTTTTGTATGCTATGAAAGATGCAGAGCCTGCGGTTCCTACATGGAAAATTAAAGCTGCATATTATGCTGTTCGCTTATTTGGTAATAGTTCGATTATACCTGCGGAGGATAATATCTAATGTGGTTTTGGCTTCTTTCAAATATAGGTGGTGCATTATTAGGTGCAGCAACTGTCAGTTGGTTTAAAGATACTAAGGCAGGAATATATTGTTATAAGAAGTTTGAGGCATATGCTAATTGGTTAAATAAAAAATATGGCTTAGATATTTTAGATAAGCAGGAGAAAGAACATGACAGTTGAAAAAGCAGGTGAGCGGTTTTCAGGATATAATAAACCCAAGCGCACCCCCAATCACCCTACTAAATCACATGCCGTGCTTGCACGATCAGGTGGTAAAGAAAAGCTTGTAAGATTTGGACAGCAAGGTGTTACTGGCGCTGGAAAGAATCCAAAGACTGCAAAGGATAAAGCTCGTAAGAAATCCTATTACGCCCGTCATAATGCACAAGGTGCGCCAGCCGGTCCGCTTTCAGCAAAATACTGGAGCCATAAAGTTAAATGGTAGAGTGTAAATGCGGAAGTAAACCTGGGGATTTATTTTCGCCGCAGGAAATTGAGCTTATCGAATTAACCAAAGAATCTAATAAGTGGCGTAGTAAAGCGCTAATGCGTGAGAATCGTATAAACGAATTAGAAGCTGAAGTACGCAGGATGAAAGGACAGGGGTATGAATAGATGGCAGTTAATGAAGCAGGAAACTATACGAAACCAACAATGCGAAAGCGGTTGTTTGAAAAAATTAAAGCTAGTAATAAGGGCGGTCGACCAGGTCAATGGTCGGCTCGTAAAGCTCAGATGCTTGCTAAACAATATAAAGAAAACGGTGGAGGCTACAGAGACTAATGGCAAAGAAGCCTTCTCAAAAGAGCCTGAACAAATGGACCTCGGAGAAATGGCGAACCCGAAGTGGTAAGCCTTCTACACAAGGACCATTAGCTACTGGCGAAAGATATATGCCATCGTCGGCAGTTAAAGCACTGTCGCCGAGCGAACATGCTGCAACAACTAGAGCAAAGCGTAAAGCTATTAAAGCGGGTAAGCAACATAGCAAGCAACCTAAAAAGATTGCAGATAAAGTTAAAAGACACAGATAGGTAACCCAGGAGCGGTATATGTCTAGATTTATTGAGTCTATTAAAGACCAACAGAAAGAACCTAAGAAACCCCAGGCAGAATTGCCTAAGCCAGGCGCTTACTCTTCTAAGGATTTAGAAAAAGTAAAGATGCCGTTTCTACAAAAACCGGGAGGAAGCTGATATGGCAACTGAAGGTTATAAAGAAGCGGTGACCGATGAACAGCTTATTGCGCTTATTGATAGTGGAGTACAAAACTCTACAGGCGATTGGCTTAATTCATCTGATCTTGCTCGAGAGCGACTAAAGGCAACCTATGAGTTTGCCGGGGTACCCGCAGGACATCTTGCTCCGCAAGGTGTTTCAACAATTGTAGATACATCAACTACAGAGGTTGTTGAAGCTTATACTGCAGTTCTATCTGATTTGTTTTTAAGTAATCAAAAGCTAGCACGTTTTATACCATATGAGAATTCTCCTGGTGGATTTAAAGCCGCTAAGGATGCATCAGCTTTGGTGAACTACTGTATTTTCAAACGTAACAATGGTTGGGAACTTATCCAGTCATGGATGAAGTCTTCTTTGTTATGGAAGAATTCAGTTTGTCGTTGGGGTTATATCGAAGATTACGAATATGTATTTGAAGAGTATGCTGAGATTAGTCAGACAAAGTTAGATGAGATTCTATCTGCTGATGATATGGAAATTGTTGGTGATCTTCAATTTGAAAATAAAACTGTCGGTGGTGATACCGCTGAGTTTGGTCCTGAAGTCGAGCTTGTCTATATTGATGTACGCGTTCGTAAGAAGGTAAATAATTCACGAGTTAAACTTGAATTGATTCCACCGGAAAACTTTAGAATTTCTAGAGACGCAATTACAATTGATGATGCAGCCTTTGTTGGTATTCAAACCGACATGACGCGGTCTGAGATTCGTAAGTATTGGCCGGAAGCCTCGGAAAATATTATTGCTTGGGATGAGCTTGATGAAGATGCAAGCTGGATGGGAACTTTAAAATACTCACAAGACGTAGCAGCACGCAAACTTGTTACTGGACAAGAGTATTATCAAGGTTCTAATCAGCAAACTGTATTCCCTCTTGAAGCTAATCGTGAAGTAACTGTTACAGAATGTTGGATGCGTATCGACCGTGATGGTGATGGTATTGCAGAACTAAAACATTTTATTACTGTAGGTTCTTATATTCTTTCTGAAGAAGATTGTGATATGGTTCCACTAGCATCGATTGTTCCAATTGATATTCCTCATGAATACTATGGTTTATCAATGGCTGACTTTACTCGTAGCTCAACACTAGCATCTACTGCAATCCTTCGTGGATTTGTTGAGAATACATATCTAACAAACTATTCGCCAAAATTGGCAGATCCTAATGTTGTAGATTTTTCTGCTCTTCAGAATATGAAGCCAAAGCAGATCATTCCAACTAATGGTAATCCAACTGGCGCAGTGCAAGCGCTGGCTCCTGAAACAATTTCTACAGGTACTGTACCATTGCTCGAGCATCTTCAGATGATTAAAGAGCAGGCTACTGGTATGTCTAAAGCTGCTCAGGGATTAAATGATACGCTATATGTATCAGGTAACTCAGAGCAAAAGCTTTCGGCTGTACAGTCCGCTGCACAGAAAAGAATCCAACATATTGCCCGTAGGTTTGCTGAGACTGGCTTTAAGCGTATGCTTATTGGCGTCTATTCAACAATGCGTGCAAATATGAAAGGACTACAGCAATACAATCTTGATGGTATTTATGGTTCTGTTAATATGGATTTACTTCCATCACGTATGGATGTAGAAGTACAACTTGATATTGGCGAAAATTCAAACTCAAATACCATTGGTAAGCTTTCTAAGATTGCCGGAGAAATTCTTCCGTCACTAAATCAACAAGGTGCAGGAATTATTATTAGACCTGAAGCACCTGCTCATCTTGCTACAAAACTTATTGAAGCAATGGGTATTGATAGTAATGACTATCTTGAGGACTATACTACTGATGAGTTTAAACAGAAGGCGCAGCAAGCGATCCAAGGACAATCTCAAGCTGCAGAAGCTGAGCGCCAGGCTAAGCAAAGAAAAGTTGAAGCTGATGTTGCATTGGCAGAGGCTAATGTTATGTACACTGGTGCACAGACCAAAAATACATTTGATGATAATGCAAAACAATTGGCCGTGTCTATTGATAAGCACTTCCAAGAGTGGGCGGATCTACAGATTAAATCCGTTAAAGAAGGTGCAGAGCTACCTCCGCATCCTGACTACGGTGAAATCTTAAAGATGGCTCGGCAATTATTACAAGTGACTAATAACAACTAGATGAGGATCTAATGGATAAATACCGTAAGGCAGCTGAGACGAAGCTGGGTAATAATAAATCATACGGTAATCATAAGATTCATCCTGAAGAATTGGCGCGTCGTGCTCATGTAAAAGGGCACTTCGCTGCCAAAGAACGGGATGAGTTCTTTGATGAAGTATACGGGGAAGTCTTAGTTGACTTCTTTATTGAATGGCTCAAGACGGAGCCACATGAAACTAAATCTCGAGAGTTCCTCTACTCTTCCGCTTTAGCGCTAGGTAGCGTTAAAGAAAGAATGATAAACTTCGAGATGTATGGGAAGAACATTCCCCATATGATGGAGGATAACAATGAGACCAATTGATTATACACAACTGGTACAGAATTATACAGATATGATTAACACACTTGAATATGACTCAATGCGCAGTGCAGGAAAAGCGCGGCTTAATGCGGATACTCTTGTTAACATGCATGCATTACGAGATAAATATATCAAGCAAATGAATTCCCAAAAGGATACTCCAAAGAAGGAGGCTAACTAATGGAACAGAATACCGAAGCACAAATGGACTCTACCCAAATGGATGACTCCGTAGCACCGGTTGATAACGGTCAAACTGAAGACACCTTGCTGGCTGACATTGTACGAAACTCTGATTTCGTAGGATCTCTACCCGATGAGCAGGTACCTGAGTTGGACCCGGACGAATCAGATGATGAAGACCCAGATGCATCTGAGGAAGCCGTTAGCGAAGAAGTTGATGAAGAGGTCGAAGAAGAAGAAGTAGATACAGAAGAAGAAGATGCCGCTGATGAAGCCGCTACCGATGAATCCGATGTATATGCTGCTGAAGACTTGGACTTAGAGGCTAAGGTTGTTGTCAAAGTAGACGGCGACTTTGTTGAAGTTTCTTTTGGTGACCTGATTAAAGGTTACTCTACTGAACAGCATCTTTCTAAAAAGGGTCGTGAACTTGGTGACGCAAGAAAAGCGCTGGAAGAAGAATACCAAGGACGAGTTGAAGAACTTTCAACGATGTCTAAGGCTTCTGCTGCTGTACTATATTCTAGTGAGCAGGCACTTTCTCAAGAGTATCATAATATCGAAGCGCAAATTGAAGAAGCGCGGAAGAATGGTGATACCTATGAAGTCAACGAACTCAAAGATAAACGTGAGCAAACTCAGAAAAATTATTGGGCTGCGCGGAATCAACGTGAGCAACTAGTGAAAACTATTAGTAAACAAGAATCCGAAATGGCAGAGCAAGAATGGAAACAACAATTGGATTACTTTAATGAAGCTATTCCAACATTGATTCCTGATTTTAATGAGGAGACTGCTGGAGCAATCCGACAGTTTGCAATTGATGAGGGTATTTCTCCGGAAGTATTAGACTCTATTGCGGATCCTATTATTGTTAAGTTTGTAGATGATTATCGTAGACTAAAGCAGGGTGTTGAAAAAGGCACTGCTAAAAGAAAGTCAGCACCAACAAAGAGAGCCCCACTTCGTAAAGCTAAGCCTGTATCAAAACAAAAAGAAGATGCAGCTGCAGCTCGAAGAGCAAAAGTCTTAAGTGGAGATGCTTCACAAGACGAGCAAATGGGTTTCCTTCGTGGACTTGCGGAACGCTCTTTAAATCTTTAATACCTTGGAGGGTATAAAAAATGTCTAGCACTCTTGGTGTACGCGGCACAGGTGGTCCACAGGGACCAGCTCGCGGAACCGGTAAAGATGTTTCCCAGCGGGAAGATCTTGCCAACTTTATCACGATGATTACTCGTGATGAAACCCCTTTCATGTCATCTATTGGCAAAACTAAAGCAACTGCTATTTATCACGAATGGCAGACAGACCAGTTGGATACACCTGGTTCATCACGCATTGCAGAAGGTACCGATTACATCGAGCCAACTGTAGCTGGTGGTACAGGTACTCCTGCTGTTGGCGATCGCTTTGCACGCACTGGTCCATACCGTACACGTCTGGGTAACTACACTCAGATTAACGGTAAGACTATTGCTGTATCAGGCACACGCCGTGCAGTAGACCAAGCTGGAATTGCTGACGAATATGCATACCAGTTGAAGAAGCGTGGCACAGAGCTGCGTCGCGATGTTGAGCATGACATGGTTCATTCATTCAACGTCTCATCAGCTGTTGGTGTTCAGGGTAATACTGCACGCTCAGCTGGTGGTTACCAGTCATTCATCAACTCAGCTGATACTGTAGTATACGCTGGTCAGTGGGCAGCGCCTGCTACAACTGCTGATGGTACTCAGGTAACTCGTTCTTCATTGACAACAACTGCTGCTCCGACTAATGGTTCACTTGCACTGACAGACATTGATGCTGTTATGCAGAAAATCTATGAGCAGGGCGGTAAGGCAACTAAAGTTATGTTGTCACCAAAGCTGCGTCGTGATTTCTCTGATCTCATGGTTGGCGCAACTGGCGTACAGCGTAACATTGACGAATCAGGTAAGCTGCGTCAGTCTGTTGATGTGTACATGTCTGACTTTGGCGATCTCATGGTAGTTCCTAACTACATCATGGGTCTTGCTAATCAAGTTCAGTTCATCAACTCAAACGGTACTCCTGCAAACCTTGCAGCGACTACTAACGTAGCTGACTTCTCTGCATTGATCTACGATCCAATGTGGTTTAACATTGCGACACTTCGTCCAATGGCTGAAGTTGACGTAGGACAGAAGGGTGACTCAACCGTCGGTATGATGGTCGAAGAAACCACTCTGGAAGTCCGTAACCCATTGGGTTGTGGCGCGATCTACGGCCTAGCCTAGGTTAAACTGAGGGGAGGCTTTAGGGCTTCCCCTCTTTTATTATCTTGGAGAAAAGTATGCCAAAAGTTGGTGATAAAGAATTTAAATATAATAAGTATGGTATGGCAGCAGCTAAAAAGTATGCTAATAAAACTAATCAAGACATAGAATATAAAGCAGCCGGTGGAAATGTCGCAGGCTACTATAATGCAGGTGGACGGGTTGCGGGCTGCGCCCCAGCAACAAATAACCCACTTAAGAAAATAAAAAATTAAATTAGATTTTGGAGTTACTAATGAAAGGCGTAAAGCATTATTTTAAAGACGGTACTGTACATAAAGGCGGTACACACAAGATGGACGGTGGAAAACTATATAGTAATGTAAAGCACACAGCAACTAGTAAACCTCTGTATCACTATAGCGAGCTAAGCGCTACCGCTAAAAAGAAAGCAAAATAAATTAATTGAAATTAAATTAAACCTTTGGAGGTAACAATGTTAGTTATTAAACTAGACAACGGGAACGTTTACCCCGCAGAAACCTGTGTATGGCGCACAACCTCAGCTGGCGCTAATGGTTATAAACTTACGCACCTTACTGTTGGATCGCCTACAGTAGCAGTAGGATCAGCGCCTACAGCGGCACCAACTGGTGCACAACTAGGTTATATTGGAAAGTCCGGCCGGTTTGTAGCTTATACAGAACCTGCCTAATTAAGTAGGAGAGGACATGTCAAAAGAAACAGACTTTAAATTCCACAGTGCAACTGTTGGAAAAGAGAAAGGTATTCAAGCCGGCTTCGATCTTCAAAGTGGAGATTGGCAGGCACAACAAGATATTACAGCTTATAGAGATCAAGCTAAACATGATCGAGATAAACAAGAATACTTTGGTATTCGTAAAGATGGGTATCGCAAGATGGCCACTATACCAGATATTGTTGCTATTAAAATTCTACAAGATCATAACTTAGATTTGCATAGCCCAGAGTTTATGCATGATCCTAATAATATGAAACGGCTAAAGCATATCTTATTTACTGAATATCGTGATCTACTAGTCAATACTTAATTAGGAGGTTTGTATGGCAAGAACATACAGTCAGCTCGTCGAGCTTGTTCGTAGTTGGTGTAACCGCGACGAAGAAGCCGTAAGTGACGATATTATTAAAGATGCTTTGCGTTATGCAGCAGACAAGGCATACAAAACCTTAAGAGTTCCACCTCTTGAGAATGTAGCAAAGTATACAAGTGCAGCATTAATTGCTTCATCTACTGCTGGCAATGGGCTTGTTCCAAGTAAGACAGAGATTCAATTACCCTTTGACCTAATCGAATTTATTCAGATTAGGGAAGTTGATGCCGCTGGTCAAACAACCAGGGTCTTCAATGAGAAAGTTGATATTCGTACTTTTAATGATCCCTACGCAGAAAAATATACAAATAACAATTACTGGACGCGTGAACTCGGTACAATTTATTTAAGTCCTGCTTTTGCAGATGGTGCTGTAGCAGGATCTCCTACGGGAATAGAACTATACTATTATCGTAGATTGCCTGCTTTGGATGCCACATATGCTATTACAGTTTTAAATTATAATGCTGGGCTTTTAGATGTTACAGTTTCAAGTACACCCAATGCAGCACAGCTTTGGTTTTCTTCAAACACTGGAAACACTGCTTATATTAGTCAAGCCCTAGCTACTGCACAAGGTGGAACGATTACTAATGTATGGTATATTGGAAAGCCGGTAGCTAACTGGTTAAAAGATCAAAATGAAAGAGTGTTATTGTTCGGAGCACTTGCAGAAATTTTTACGTATACTCAAGAAGACGATCAAGCTTCAAAGTATTTACAGTTATTCTACCAAGAGATTCAAGAACTAAATGTTGAGGATGCGCAGCGTACTGCTTCTGGCGGTAACGTCCAAGTTAATTTTAATGGGAGAGGGTTGATATAATGGCCGAACCAGCAAGACCCGGTAGTTTTACCGGCGCAACAAATAGCGCCTCCTCAGGCGGATTATTTGGGGATACGCTTGTTAGTGGTATTCCAGATATTGTAGCTGCTGATGTTACTCGCGCAGAAACTGCTGCGACTAATGCGGCTACTTCAGAAACCAATGCAGCAACTAGTGCAACAAACGCTGCAACATCTGCAGCTTCAGTGGGTGCTAATGCAGCGGCTGCAGCGGCTAGTGCTACAGCAGCGGCTGGCAGTGCGACAAGTGCAGCGACTAGTGCAACTTCAGCTACTGCGAGTCAAACCTCAGCAACAGCTAGTGCAACAACTGCAACTACCCAAGCAACTAATGCGGCAACTTCTGCAACATCTGCTTCTGCTAGTGCAACAGCTGCTTCAACACAAGCAACTAATGCAACTACTCAGGCAAGTAACGCACTATCAAGCGCAAACTCTGCAGCTGCTAGCGCAGCAAGTGCAGGATCAAGTGCTACTGCTGCATCTTCAAGTGCAACTAGTGCAGCAACTGATGCAGCCAGTGCGTCAACAGATGCAGCAACTGCAACAACGCAAGCAACTAATGCAGCAACTAGCGCATCAAGCGCAGCTACAGATGCGGCAGCAGCTTCAACTAGCGCAACTAATGCAGCTACGAGTGCTACTAATGCGGCAACTAGTGAAACCAATGCAGCGACTAGCGCAACCAATGCTTCAGGATTTGAAACAGGTGCGCAAGAATGGGCAGTACAAACTACAGGAATTGTAGATAGTACAGACTATTCTTCAAAAGCCTGGGCCGTTGGTGGTACAGGTGTTGACCAAGCAGCTGGTGGTGGCTCCGCAAAAGATTGGGCAACTGAAACTTTAACAACCGCAGATAACACAGAATACTCAGCAAAAGAATATGCTGTTGGTTCGCAGGCTGGTAATACAAACGGCTCTGCAAAACAATGGGCACTTGGTGGTGGCGCAGGCTTTGCATTAGCTACCCCTGTTTCAGGTAGTGATTACTCTGCTCGTTATTGGGCAGACCAGGCAGCAAGCACTGTTGCTAACTTTGATGAAAAATATTATGGCAATTATGCTACAGATGCTTTGGCCGAAGATGCGCATGAAGCAGCAGGGAAGACAGTTACTGTAGGCGACTTGTATTATAATACAACAGATAGTGCGCTTAAGTATTGTACTGTTGCACCTTCAGGAACCGGTACACCGGTGGGCACTTGGCTACCTGTTCAAGCAACCAATACAAGTAACTTTGCAACTAAAGGATTTAGTATTGCAATGTCAATTGCATTATAGGAGTTAACTATGGCACAAAACTTTAGACGATATATTGAACGGTCCATTGGAACTTCAGCAACTGACATTCCTGATGGTACCGACTTTGATTCTTATGATACCATTGTAGGTATTAATTTAGCAAATATTACAGCAAACGCAATTACCGTATCTGTTTATATTTCAAACGCAGGCAGTAATTATTACATTCTTAAAGATGCACCAATTCCATCAGGATCTGCACTGCAGGTATTAGATGGTGGCGCTAAGTTTGTAGTAGCATCGGGTGATCGCCTTTGGGTAGTATCTGATACTGCTAACTCAGTTGATGTAATTGTATCTGCTGTTGATGATATCAGTACATAAGGGAGGCTAACTATGGGTTACATTGGTAATCAACAAACTTCTGGTTTTAGTAAGACTCCCCCTAAGCAAGATCTCACAGGTGCTACAGGTACAACACTAACACTGTCCCATGCTGTAGCTAGCTCAGAAGCTATTGACCTTTACATTAATAACGTACGTCAGGAGCCTACTGAGGCTTATACAGCAGCAGGAACTACAGTTACCCTTACAGGTTCTGTAGTGGCCTCTGACGACATTTACGTGGTCTATAACGCACTAGCACTACAGGCTACTGTACCACCTGATGGTTCTATTACACAGGCCAAGCTTGACCCTGCACTTGTATTAGGTGGTGGCAGCTTTCTTGGTGACAGTGGTGGTGGAACGGCAGACATCTTTCGTGTGCATGAGAGTGAGCTAAACACTAGCGTTACTGTAGTAGCTAACACCAACGCCCTATGCGCTGGCCCTCTAACATTAGCGACAGGAGTTACCGTGACTGTAAACGGTAATCTGGTGATAGCATGAGCGAACTAAGAGCAGACACAATCACTGCCAGTAATGGCACTGGCCCTGTCACGCTGACTAAGCAGAGTGCGGCGAAATGTTGGGGAGACTATGATGCAACCTCAAATACAATGCGTAACTCATTTAATATTGCCAGTGTAACGGACAATGGTGGCCCCGGCGATTTTACTTACGCTTGGACTAATTCTTTTAATAGCGCAAATTATTCACCTCTTGGAACAGCGGGTTCAGGTCGTGGTGGTGGAAACACAAACTGCGTTATTGCCCCAACAGATACAACTTTCACCTCATCACAAGTAAGAACAGGCGCAATTGATTTAGGTGGCACATACAGAGATGTGCAAGATAACTTGTTGCACGTTATGGGAGACTTAGCATGAGTGAGATAAAAGTAGACAACCTCACCGGCAAGACATCCGCTGGTGATATCACAGTGACAAGCGAAGGTGGTGCGGCGACGCAAAGTTTGCAGCAGGGTTTGGCGAAGGTTTGGTCACGTTTTAATGGTTCGTCTTTTGCTGGTGTTGACAGTTTTAATCAAACATCTTTAGTAGACGCTGGAACAGGAATATATCAAGTAAATATGGCTAATCCGTATTCTGCTAATGAAGGCGCACATAGCGGTTTCTCTGGTGCTTATCATGCAATTAACAGGTCAACTGGCTCTGCTTCACAAATAGAATTAGGCACATACAATTCATCACATTCTTCTGTTGATGAAAGCAGATGTTTTGTTACATCACACGGAGACCTCGCATAATGGCTGGAAAAATTATAGCAGACCAGATTGAACACAGCACCGCAGGTTCTCTGGATA